CATCGCAACCGCACTCAACGCCCAAGGGAAAGGCGTGGGGGAGTGGGACGGTGAAAAGGGTGATATTTACAACACCTCCAGTGAAGCAATGACTCAAGAAGATGATTTGTTAATTCCAAAGCAAGCACCCGTGGAGGAAGACGACATGGATGGCGAATACGAGGATAGTCTCAAGGATCAAATTGGGGACATCATTCTTGATGGTTCTCTTGACGATTCCGCAAAGATTGAAAAGCTTTTGGCCCTTTGCTCAAACGGGGATGAAAGTTCATCTGAAGGTGAAATTGATGGCGAAATGAATGAGGCTGAAGAACCAGCTATTTCAATCGGTGATGAAGATGAAGAAGACATGGAAGAAGAACAATATGAACTCATGAAAACTGAGGAATCATTGCGACGAACCAAGTCCAACCCGGCAGTCCGAAAGTTGATTGAAGAGGTGGATGCCTACCGTGCCCGTGACAAAAGGGAAAGGCTTGTCAAGGAGGCCAAGAAATTCTGCGAGGCTTCAAGCCTTCCAAAATATTCAATCACGGAAGCATTCCTTGGAATCCTTGCCGATTCCAGCAAGAAGAATTGGAGACCACTGATTGATGACAGGCGCAAAGTCATTTATAGGGGTGAGGCACCTGTTTCGTCCGTGGCTCAAAATGGCGATTTGACGGTTGATTCATTGGTCAAAGCTTTACGCTCTTAACAAGAAAGGTTGGTGATTTGATGGCTGTATCTCAGTACCTGTATGGAACAATAAACCCGGTTGTTGCCCCGGTCTTGACTGCTCAAGCTGTCGCTGTTGGCGACATCGTTGGGTTGTCATCCGGCAATGTGGTTCGTGCTTCCGATGAAACTTGGGACACCAATCTGGCGACCACTCAAACTGCTTTTGTAACCAGATTCCTTGGCGTGTCTGGCCAGCAAAAAGACGCTACTGTTGCCCGTGTTTTTGGCAACTCATCTGACAACCTGATCAGAATTGACTGCTCAGGAATCTTTGAGTTTGATTGTGCCAGCGCAACTTTCGCCATTGGCGACCTTGTAGGCTGCGCCAAGCAAACTGGCAACTTATTGGAAGCACAAAAAGTTGTGGCGGTGGCATCGGAAGCACTTGCCATCGGAAGGGTGGTTGAGGCCGGTGCCTCCATTACCCGGGTCAAGATTCAACTCTTGTCCGTCAAGAACCCTGTGGCACGCCAATCCTAACCAAAACAGCAAGGAGTTTTTTCCATGATTGAGTACAAGCTAAAGCAAATTTGTGAGCAGAATGGTGTCAACGCTACGGTGAACACCCTGAAGGATGCCATTGCAGAAAAGAAAGTTGCTGTTGGCGACTTCTCTTTGCGCCGGATGGCTGAAGCCTTCATTGGCCACAACTGGACAAGCGTTCTTGAAAACAGAATGAGCCGGGTTCAGGAATCATCTGAGGCTGTTTCTGCCTCACTTTTCACGGCCATTACTGGTCAGCTTTTGGTCAACGAAATCAAAGAGAAGTTCAGGCTTGCATCATTCATTGGTGAAGAGCTTGCCACCACGATTGCTGTAACAAACGGCAACCTTGGAACTCAAAAGGTGCCATACCTGTCCGATGTAAGGGACATCGGTGCAAAGCTTGAAGAGGGTGAGCCATACCCGCAAACCCAATTTGCTGGGCAGTACATCACCTATCCGGGTGTGGAAAAGCATGGCCGTATCTGTGCCGTGTCCATGGAAGCAATTTACAGCGATTTGACCACTCAAATCCTTGACTCTGCCCGCAGCGTGGGAACCTATCTTGCGCTGACCAAAGAGTACAAGATTCTTCAGGTGATTCTTGGAATCACTAACAACCACAGCTGGAACGGAACCAGCTACAACACTTACCTCACCACTGGCGCATGGATTAACAAGCTTACAGGCTTCAGTTTGACCGATTGGACCACGATCAACAGCCTTGAGCAATTGTTCGTGAACATGGTCGATCCAATCACTGGCTACCCAATCTTGGTGGAGCCAAAGCAGATGTTGGTCATGCCTGCCCTGAAATATCAGGCACGCAGTATTGTCAACGCAACTGAGGTGCGCCGGGCAAATCCGGGTTATGCGACCTCAGGTGCGCCAATTCAGAATATTAGTGAGAACCCACTGGATCGTGACTACCAAATTATGACCAGCCCTCACGCTTTTAAAGCACTGACTGACAGCGGTGTTTCGGCAAGCAACGCCAACACTCGCTGCTACCTTGGGGACTTCAAGAAGGCCTTTGTTTGGCGTGAGGCCAAGCCATTGACTATTGTTGAAGCACCACCCTTGAACCCTCTTGAGTTCAATCAGGACATTGCTCTTGCGGTCAAGGCAAGCTGGATGGGCGTTGCGGGTGTCCGTGACCCAAGGTATGTAGTTGCAGGGACCGAATGACGATGAGCAAGCAGAAGTTTTCTGAGTTTAAGGCTGACCCGGTTACCACGAAAGATTTGGCACCGGGTGAGCCTGAAACTCTGCAGAAGGTTGTTGTTTCCAACGGGAAGCGCAGCTGGACGGTTGGTCTTGAATCTTTGCCCGATATGGCCATTGAGGCCGAAAGTCAGGGTGAAGCTGTTAAGGCCTACAATACCATCATGGGAATCATCGCAACGGAACACACATACAGGGTATCCTGATGGCACTTGCTGATGATGTCGCCAGTATCGCAACTCAGCGCAGCAATTTACTTGCTGCGCTGACTGCCGATTCCATTAACCCACAGCCAAGTTATTCAGTTGGCGGGCAATCGGTTTCACGGTCGGAATGGCGTGAAAGCTTGCTGCGCCAAGTTGCCGACTTAAACAAAATGGCTCAAATTCTCAATCCGTTGGAAATCCGGGCACAAATCTATTGAGGTTTGACCAATGCCCAGCATCGACATCTCTGGCGATTATGTTGCCTTTGACAACACGCAATCCGTGACGCTAACAAACCCGGACGGAAGTGGCGGGGTTGTTGACTACGCACTCCAGCAGGGTGTTGACACGGTATTGGCTGACATGGGTGACGGAACGCTGGGATACAGGACATTTTGCACTTGGAATTTATGGCGTGGCCCTGTCAGGGGAGCAAATGCAATCCTGTTTGATTCCGACCCAACCTCAGAAGTCATGTACCAAGCCCCAAGCCTGATTGACCCTTCCCGTGAAATTGTCTGGGATGCCCTTGTCCCCCAGCTTAATGGTTATGTTCAGGATATTTCTGGAACAAAGTGGTTTATTTCGGCCGTGAACAACGATGTTTGGGGCAACAAATACCAGCTTGAGTGCGAGTCTCAAGCTGGAACAGCGGTGGAAGAAGTGGACCTTCCTGTACCATGAGTGTTTACTTTGATATTCTTTTTTTTCTGAAAACACGCATTCAAAATGCTGTGGGTACCAATGCATCTGTTGCCCTGAGAAAAAGGCCTGTTAACCTTGCTGGCGACATCTTCCCGATGATTGTGATTGCCCCAACAGAGGATGGGGAAATCATCGAGACGGAAGCATTCCAGAAGAATGTTGTCTATGTTTACCCGGTTGTTGTTGCCATGTTTCTTGTTGGGGATAGGGTTCAAACGCTGGATGTTGAAGGATATTTGTCCCTGAGGCAGACGGTGAGGAACGCAATTTACCAGCCATTACTTTCAGGGGCAGGGACCGTTTACGACACCCAGATGGACATTGGCGGGCCATTTATTCAAGTGGAGCAACGGGCAACGGTTGAACTGACAACATTTCGTGTGAACTTCCTGAGTCTTGAAGAAAGGGTAAGCTGAAATGCCTTTATCACATAATTTCAACATCGGTTTCCAAGCTGATTCTGGTGCAATACAAAGCTTCACGGCAAATCAGACGGCTGATGGAAGCGTGGGGGCATCAGTCATAATCCCTGCTGCTTCCAGCAACTTTCAGGTCACATTCCCCTTGACAGCATCTTTGGTAAAAAGCGTGATTTTGTGGGTAGATGCAAACATGACGGTGTTGACCAAGAACGGTGGCTCTACACAAAACACTTTTGTCATGGTTCCCAACAAGCCTTTGATTTGGCAGTTTGGATTCCCTGTTTCCTGCCCAATTACGGGTGACTGCAATCATCTTCATGTAACCAGCACACCGGGTGGCAACCTGAACTTTTATGTTCTGGAGGACATTTAATGGCACTTGATTTCGCCAGCATATCCATTACCTCAAATTGGCAGCAAAGCAAAGCCAACACGGGTTATGCAAACACCGTTCAAGGGCCAGATGGCCTTTCGCTGAACATTTCGTACACCGTTGGGTCATCTGCTGCCAACTCTATTTATGTGGTTCAAGGAACCTTGGCAGCGTCTGCTTCAACAACCGTTGATCTTTTTTCCTTCACCGATCAGCTTGGTCAATCGGTGTCCATGGTCAGGGTTTATGCGATCATCGCAAAAACAGCTGACTCATCCCTCAAGGTTGAACCGGGTGCCACCAACCCATTAACATGGTTTTTCGGTGGAACAACTCCCAGCTTGACCATCCCGTCTGGAGGTGGCTTTTGCTTTGCTCAGAACACGGCAGCAACAGTCAGCGCATCGGCAAGGAATATCAAGCTCACAAATACAGGTGCTGTTACTTTGACTTACAATCTTGCAATAATTGGAGGCCCATGACATGGCTGTTACACAGTATCTTGCTGGTAAGTTTGCGTTCATCACCGTTGGTGGTACATCGTATCCAATGGACAGTTTTTCGCTGGATGATACGGCTGAAGAGGTTGATGTAACCAACTTCACTAGCCTTGGGTTCAAGCAGACCATTCCGGGCATTGGTTCGGCTACATTTTCGGCAAGTGGACCATACACGGGAACGGCACCGACTGCCGGGGCTGCTGGATTGATCGTGTTTGGTATTTCTGCTGCCGTATCGGCTACCCGGAACATGACCATCACCAGTGTCAAGGTAAGCACACAAGTCAAGGACAAGGCCACGCTTGAAATTACTGGTGTGATGACTGAAAAATATCCATTCGCATAATGGCACCTCAAGCAGCATTATATGGACGGAATGCACGCCTCATTTATGGGTTATCACTCCAAATTGAGGCTGATTCCTATTCTTTGCAGGTGTCCGCACCCACCGTGGACACCACAAATATTTCCATTTATGGTGGCCAAATTGATTGGCCATATGATCAAGTCAGGCTAAATCCCTTGGTTCCTTTAATGGCCCCTATTCCGGGGGACAAAAGAAGGTTCATGGAATTTGGTACACCGGGACAAGTGACTTTTGGCGGTGTGAGAAGGGCAAAGGTTACTTTGTCAGGGATATGCACGGCTGAATCCCGTACACCCCATGTTGGGAATTTTGTGCGCATACTTTTGACTCACGATGCAATTTATGGTTCAAACGGTATTGTGACCATTCCGGCAATCATTACGGATTTCACGCTTGAACAAAGTGTGCGTGGGTATATGCGATGGAATTGCGCTGGTGAGTCCACTGGCGATTTCGATGTGACACAGATAGGTGGATGATGCTCAAGACCGTATCGGAAACACTTGGAAGCCATGGCGATGGATTGCTGTATGAGGCCACGGATGGCCAAAAACACAAGGTCACGCCTTTGACCCTCAAGAGCATGGCCCGGTTTGAGAAGTGGCTTGAGGGAAGGGCATTCAAGGCTGTTAATGACCAGAAGGATTTGCTTGGGGAAAACTTCCCCATGGCGATTTCTGGCGTTGCTGCCGACATCGCCAAGGGACGATATGCCTTTGGCGGAAAAGAATGCTCAGATGCTTTTTCCACCATTCCCGGCATGGTTTGCGTTATTTCGATCATGATGGGGGTGGACGAAATCAGGGCCAAGCACCTGTTGGAAACGGAAAGGGACTCATTGGCACCTGTAATCAATCACGCAATGAAGGAATCCCTGCCCGACTTGGAGGGAAAGCAGCAGACGGTGGAGCAGGCCACCTGATTCCTCACTATCCTCAGATGGTCGCTGGTTTGATTGATGAGCCTTACCTTCTGAAGATGGAAGAAATATCACAGCTGACCCTGCGCCAAATCGTGATGCTTTACTACCGAAAAAGGGATGACAAAGGCAAGCCTTTACCATTGCCGTATGGGTTCGATGATCCTGAGGCAGAAAAGAAAAAAGTGTATGAGTTTTGGCTGTACACAGGGATGGAAGAAGAAAAGGCAAGGAGATTAGTTTATGGCAGCTGGTGACGCAGCGATGCAGATGCTGGCTCAAGCCTTCTCAGGGCTTGCTCAGAACGCAATGTCAGCAACCAGCGCATTAAGGTTGACCAGCCAGCAAGCAACCAAGATCAACTCGCAGTTTTCCAAGTTTTCTTTGAATCAAATCCGTGGAGTGTTTTCGGACATCGGGTCAAAGTTTTCCAAGTCTTTTTCTGGTCTGTCAACAAATGTCCAAAATTTTGCTAAAGCATTGGACCTGTCCGATCAAGATGTTGCTGCTTTCGGGAAAAGACTTTCGTCTTTTTCTTTCACAAAAATACAGTCGCTTTTTAGTTCCGGCATGCTTTCCAAGTTGGGGAAAGGTGCCTCAGCGGGTGGTGAGGGAATGGCCACAGCAGCTAAAGCAGCTTTTTCCGGTGCCTCTGCTGCGATGATGCGATTTGCTGTTGTGGGTGGCGTGGCCATGGCCTTAGCAACCAAAGGAATCGTCGCAGCAGCAAAAGGAATCATCAAGGGAATTGAGGTTGTGGCAAAGGGAATGATTCCCGTTGCCAAGGGGGTGTTTTCTGGCCTTTCTGCAGCAGCTACTGCACCAGTTGCTGCCTTTGGCGCATTAACAGGGGCATTTACAGGAATTATTGACGCCGTTGGGAGTTTTGTATCATCGTTGAACCCGGCTATCATGGAGCAACTTCAGCTTGCCTTTGACGACCTTTATGCTGTTGTGGGAAAGCTTTTTGTTCCAATCATGGCAGCGGTTGTTCCGATTGTTCGCACATTCGCTGATGCCCTTCTGCCTGTAGTTCAATCAATGATTCCGGCATTCCAGCTTTTTGCTGATGCAATGATCAATCTTGCTGCCCCTGTAATTGGAATCTTCTCAGGCCTTCTTGCGACAATGCAGCCTTACCTTGAGCAGTTTGCCGGAATGGTGGCAAAGATTGCTCAGACGATTGGTCAAGGCCTTCAGCCAATAATTGAGGCCATGCTGCCGTATTGGGAAGCCTTGGCAGAAATCATTGTCATGCTCATGGACCCAATCAACCAGCTGATTGGCGCACTCATGAGCCTTGCAGCCCCTTTGATCAATCTGATTGTGCCTTACCTTGTACCCGCATTAAAAATGTTGGCCGATGTTGTTGCGTACATTGTGAATAAGTTCAGCTGGCTGATTGGAAAGATTGCCGAATTTGCTCAGGGATTTGTTCAGCCCGGGGCTGGTGGAAGGCTAAAGGTGCCTCAGGTAACACCCGGGGCATCCCGTGGAACAGCAGCTAAAGGCGCACAGTTTACAGGGTTTGCCGAATTTGGTCAGCAAATTATGCAAGCTTCATTTGGAAGCAGCGTAAACACCCCGGAATTCAAGACGGCAGAAAACACAGCAAAGATTGCCGATGGCATTCAAACACTTGTAAGGCAGGGTGAGAATCAAGCACCAGCTGCTCAGATAGGCCAAGCTGCCCGGGGGAAATTCTAATGGCATCCGGCACGCTTTACACAAAATACTGGGAGGCAATCGACTCAGTCAGCCCGTCCACAGCATCTTTTGGCCCGGATGGTGGCACGGCAACGGTGGATTACATCATCGTAAGGAATGGGCTTGATTCATTCCTTACAGAAATTCTTGGAAAATCAGTCATTCAGCAAACGAATGCTAATGGGGACTTGACCGGAAGATTGGTCAGGACCATCCCATTGGCCCATCCTGAGTACAACTGGCTTTATGCCAGCAAGATTGACAGGGTTGTAGGTGTTGGCGCAGCAGGAGCCAATGACGCTGAAGTGAGTATTGTCAGCCTTACGGATGAGCTTGAGAGGAACCTCCCAAGCTTTTTTGTGCGTTATGAGAAATACCGGGTCACTGTAACCTTTGAATCAAGGCCATATTTGTTGATCAATGACACGCAGATGGCACCATACTGGAACTTGGTGCGCTATTACAGCCCGGATGGCGGTGGAAAAAACTATAGGGATTATGCAGAACACCTGCGGTTTACACGCATTAAATATGAGCCTAATGCTCAGTTGCTTCCAAGCAACAACGGCTCATTCTTCCTTCACTCTCCAGATTTGCCCGGTGGGCTTCCCCAGCCAATCAGTCAGGCTAATGGAGCAGGGCCAAGGATCACGGTTGTAAAGAATTCCGTAAAAATAACATGGTTCTTTGTCCCGTACAAAATGGTGACAAGCAAAACCATTCAGCAGGCGTATGGGCGGGTCAACTTTCAATCCAGCGGAAACTTTTTTGGCTTCCCTGATGGCTCACTTCTTTTTCTTGGCATGGAAATCAATGACTACCCGGGGCCAAGGCCCACTACGAACATTGACCTCAACAACATAACAGACTCAATTTATGACAACAAATATTGTGACATTACCTTTGTTTTTGAACAGTTTGAAGTCTCAGCAGAAATGCAGGCTGACACCCCTGCCGGTGTTCCGGGTTGGGTTGTTCCAAAACACCATAATATGTCGCCTCATTCTGGGCTGATGCGATATTGTTACACCTGCAACAGTGACAATCCGGCAACGGGTCAGCCAATTTACTACAGCTACGATATGCGCAGGTTGTTCCTGTACCGTGAAACTATCCCAGCGGGTGAGTAATGGCGCAGGCAGTTGACGGTGAAATCCTCAGCGAATGGTTTGTTGCCAAAATCTTAGAAGTTGGCGCAGCTGTTGACCCGTCACCATGCAACGGAATTCCGCACGGTTGGACCACTATGGAGCCATGCGCCAACGCAACAAAATTCAGAGATGACCACGCAGACTATCGTGTTGTAAAAGGCACGACAACAATCATGCCAGCCTATGCGATTGACGGAAGTGCATCAGCTGTTGGGGCAATCGTGATGATGCGTTACAGGGCAAGGCCGAATGGAATGCCCGTGATGGAGTTTATTGTTGGAAATTCAATGGACTGCCCTCATGTCACTTCCGTCCAATGCACGGGTGGAATTCTTGCCGTGACCTATGACACAACTTGCGTGGGCGTATGAGCACTACACTGATTGACTGCAAAACGCTTGTACCCTTGGCCTACAACCCGTCATTTCATCCGTGTTGGGGCAGGCGGGCATTCCCATCAACGATGGCCTTTTCAGCGGGCCCATCAACCCCAATACCCCCAAATACAAGCTGCAATACTGGCTGGCCAACTTCAGTCATTACTGGATCACTAGCAAGAACTGGGCCTTGCAACTTTTCATGGTCATATTCTTCTGGTTCATTCACAATTCTTTTTGCTTGGACCTTATCCACCTATCCTGTCACTTGTTCGATCAATCAGGCAGAAATGTACCCAAATTGGTCACTTAATAATTTGACCGGAATTCCAACTGGGACATGCTCGCAAGACCCGGCAACCGGAATTGTTACCATGACATTTGCGGGCATTATTTCTGATGGTTTTTGCAACTGCCCTATCACTGTTTCGTACACGGGGTGAAAGATGGGTGCCGGGGCAAAAGCCTATTTGCTGGCAGGCGATTGCCTTACAATTCCCACAAGATTTTGCATGCCGTTTAAAGAATTTTGCATTCACACCCTTGGGTCAAGTCCACCAATCGGCTCATACCCTGATTCCGGGTTGTTTGGCTGCGGTGCTTACAGCGCAACGCCGGGCACACAATTTTTGCCTGAGCCAAGAATACCTGATGCCCTGACAAGCCATCCCCTGTATGGCAGAACTTCCGCAACGCTGACAATGCCTACCTTCTTTCAAACTGCCGACCTTGCCACTTGGAGAGAACGCAAGGTGATTGGGCCTATGGACCCGTACAACATTCGGGCATCAGGGCCAGCAGTCCAGCAGGCCCACATGGTTACAGAGGTCAGAAGAAGGCTAAAAAGAACGGCAACCCCAAACAACAATTCTTATGCAAACCGTTATGAGTTCAATTTCACAGACGCAACAACCCCTTTGAGCAATCAGCCAGACCCAATCGGATTCCTTCACCCGGCCATGTATTTCTGGACAAACAAAAATGTCCCAGAACCATTCTTGGCGGTTGATTATTTTGAAGACTCAGGGGTGTCGCCACCAACTTCCGACAATTACAACCAAAACATCATTCCTTTCTGCAATCCGTTGAATGCTTACAGCGAATCAGGAGCACTTCTTGGCCAATACATCGGCTACACGGCCATGTATTACTTTGGAATTGCTTACATCAAATACCCAATTCCCGGTTTTAGGCCAGAAGACTATTACAGCCCACTTCCTGTGAAGCCAGAAGCATTGCCAACCTATCAATTTTTCACTTTGGATTGCCATATTTTCATGGCCGCAAGCCCTGCCTCAGGGCAGGTTTTGAAGTCACCAAAAATAAATTCCACCAGAAACTGGGTGTACAATCGTGACGGAACTACATGGAATGTGTGCGATCAGTACATGTATATGCTTTGCGGGGCATTGACTAACAACTGGAAGTTCAATGTTAAATTCAACCACATTGACGGAACGGATGAAACCATCCTCTTCAACTTTTCCAACTTCCAAGTTTTTGTGACACCATGACCACCTACATTCAATCGGTTGCCAGCAATGTTTGCGGGGACACCCCCCCGGGAATTCCTGTAAACATTGATTGTTCTTTGTGCCCTATTGGATTCCCTCAGGCAGGTGGGCAAATCGGTATCAGCTTTTTTGGGCCTATTTGCCCCCCAGCCACAGACCCAAGCCCAAGTAAATGGCTGGGATTTGAGGAAAAAACAGCGCAATTCAAGTGCATAAACCCGGGACAGAATGCTGAACCGGACCCAAACAGGTGGCAAGCAATCGGGTATTTCGCCAGCATTTCTGGACCCGGTGGATGTGCTCAGCAATATAAATGGGTGGCTGCTCTTCAAGCACTTAACAACACGCAAATTACCGTCACCGTCACCGTGTTTGTTCTTGTCCCGACAACAGGGGGGAACACTTGGACAACTTACCTTACATGGACAGAAACCCTGACAGAAACGCCAAGCGTTGACACGACAAAATACCGTTCACGCAGCTTTTCATCGCCAACTTTTTATTCCATTTCTGTCAACGAAATCGGTGGGAAAGGTGACCCCGTTTCATACGCCAAAATGAATGTCGGGATGTTTTCTATGCGGGTTGGCTGCGGTTCAGTGGGAAATGCCATACCCGATGTTTGCGGATTTTGGGATGGAAGTCAGTGGCTGACCTGCTTTCGTGGGTTCATCAAATCGACATCTAGCACAGCAATCCGTGGTTTTACTCAGTTTGGCTTCAACAGCCTGACCTGTGCAGCTTCAGACGCTTGCGGTTGCGACACCATCACTTTGACCAGCTTGTCCCCCGTAACGGGCACCTGCATATTTAACACAAGCAGTTTTGCTTCAACCTACGGTGTCCTTGGGCTACCCGGTGGAATTGAAGCGGTTGGGGCTGTTCAGCAAGTCCAGCACGCCCCATCTGTTTCTGGAATCGATGTAATCGTCAAGCAAATCGGTGGGGGTGCCATCTACATCTGCACTAATGACAGTGGCGCAGGATGGATTTGCACCCCGGCTGTTGTTTCGCAATCAAATAGTCCAAGGATTTTGACTGCAACAAGGTCAAATTTTGTTGTTTACCTTTACACTTTGAACTTCCCCAACCCTGAACTCTTGCCTGAGGAATGCTACACGCCGGTTTCAGAAGGAACATACCCGTTGTTTGAATCGTCTGAGGTGCCGGAGCGGTTTGATCAGGAGCCTGTCAAAATTGCCGTCCCTGTTGAGATCAGGCGCATCCATGCACCTTGCGCCAACCTTGGACCAATCATTGAGGGAAGCAATGAAAACGGTTGCGGATCATGCTACAAGTACAAATGTTCAGTTTTTGGGGAATGCAAGCTTGTTGACCCGTCTGGTAAAGTTCAACAGTGCTTGACTTGTGACAAATACAAGGAAAGGGGCAAGTGATGCCATTTTTAATTGTAGGGCTGCTGTTTTTCCAAGACCTCAAGCTGCCATCCGAAATCAAGGGCCAGCCTAATCAGTTTGTCACTATTCTTGCCGAGACAACGGGTGAGGTTGTTCGTTTTGTGGCGATTGATCCCGGCCTTTCTGTTTTCCCTGCTGAACTTTTAAGCAATAAAAAAGCGACCGTGGTCACAGGTCCAACAGGAAAGTACAGGATTTTGGCCTACACCAGCATTGGTAATAAGCCAACTGACCCAGTTATTACCACGGTTGTAATCGGTGACCCCGTTGTTCCTGTGCCACCTCAGCCTCAACCCGGTCCAAACTTTTTGTCCAAGCTCAACTCAACGCTGGAAGCCATTTACGGTGGGCTTCAAGAACCCGGCAGAGAATCACAAGTCAAAATACTTGCCCAAATTTACAAGCAAGGCGCATCGGATTTGGCAAGAATGAGCAATATTGCCGATGTCTACAACGGATTGCAGTCACAAGCTGCCGTGAAAATGAACCCCCAATCAATTGTGGAAATTCGCAGGGCCATTTCGGCTGACATGAAAGCAAGGTTTGGCACGGATGCCAACCAAGTCCTCAATGATGAACTACGCAAGACATTCAGCGAATATTTCTTGAGCCTTTCATCAATTCTGGAGGGTTTGGTGTAATGGAGGATTTTTACAACTTTACTACAGGCTGGATTGACAGCCCCGATGATGTTTCAGCAGTTGCTGCGGAATTGCCAAACCCTGTGTTTGGGGACACGGAAGCAAGCACGCTTCCTGAGTCAGAAATCCCTGACCATGTTTACCTTTGGGATTTGGCAAGAAAAGTGACCGGCAATCTTCTTCCCCCAAGAAATCAGGGCAAGGTTGGAAGTTGCGTTGGTCATGGGACGGCAAGGGCCAACGAATACACAATGCTGGCGGAAATAGCCCAAGGTCAAGCAGAGGAATTTAAACCAATTGCCCCTGAGGTCATCTATGGGGGAAGCCGGGTTGAGATTGGTGGTGGTAGGTTGCGTGGAGATGGCAGTATTGGGGCTTGGGCTGGCAAATGGGTCAATCAGTACGGTCTTGTTGCTCGTGGTGTCTACGGCAAGCTGGATTTGCGTTCATACAATGAGCAGACTTGCCGTCAACTTGGGGCAAACGGAATTCCTGCTGATGTCGAATCAGTCGCAAGAGAACACCCGGTTGGGGGCATCACGCTAATCAAATCCTTGGTTGATTTGAGAAAAGCTTTGGCACAGGGATTTGCGGTGGCGATTTGCTCTGGAGTTGGATTTCAGCTTGGGCGTGATGGCCGTGGGGTATGCAGCCGGAAGGGTGTTTGGAACCATTGCATGACGGTTGCCGGATTTGCAACGCTGGAAGGCAAAAAGATTTACAGGATTGACAACTCTTGGGGCGACATGGCCCATACTGGACCTGTTGGCCCGGGAAATCCGGGGCCAGAAGGCTTTTATTGTGAGGAGGATGCCATGGCAGAAATTCTTGCTGCTGGTGATTCTTGGGCTTTTTCTGATGTAAAGGGATTTGTCAGGAAGCCTGTAATTGTTGATTGGTTCATTTAACATGATGAGGGGATGGCTGAAACTTTTAAGGCTTTTTAGGCTTTTTCAAAGAAGGACAAAAACCATGTTTCCCGCAACATCTTTTGCTATTGTTTTGGACTTTGTGAAAGGTTCAAGGCCTTGGTCAGGTGAAGTCTTTGACGGAACGCTTGACTTGGTCAAGTGGTGCTATCACGCAATATCAGGGCAGACAAGTTTGGTAGGCAGCGAGTTGGAAACCAATGACCCGGTGGTTGCCCTTGAGCAGCTTGGCGAGTCCGCTCAAAACGGGGTGGCAACCTTCAACCCGGCACTCGTTGTTTTTGTTGCTCAATTTCTTCTTGGCATCATCCTTGAGAAATGGAAAAAAGGCTAATTCAAGGAGTGCCAGAAATTGGAATCCAACACTTATGTTCAATTGGTTCGGGAATTTGGTGTTCCCTCCATGTTTGCTGTGGCTATGGGGTACACCGTCTTGCGTGGCTTGCAATGGTTTGCTGAGCGTGTTTATCTGCCTCAGCAAGACAGGACATTTCGGTTCATGGATAGGCTCGAAATTCATCTTGACCGCATGAGCGAGAGCCAAAGCAAACTTGTTACTGACCTTCAACGCTTGGGAGATGCGGTTGATTCGCTTGAATCACGCATGGCTCAATGGGAAAAGAAGGATGGCATATCATGAGCCTACCACTTCTTGGTGCTGGATTATCTGCCCCCGGTGTTGCCATAACCGGCCTTGCTGTGGACTTTCCATTTGCAACAAGTCAAAGCCTCACATCGGCTACAGACAGCATAAATTTTACATTTACCAGAGGCACAACTGCTTACTACCACAACTCTTCAGGTGTGCTTACCAATGCGGCAATAAATTCGCCAAGATTTGAATATCAATACAACGGTACAAGTTGGGTCTGCAAAGGTTTATTGCTTGAATCAGGCGGAATAAATTATTGCCCATATTCCAATTACCCTGCTTCAGGATGGCAAATTTACCCAAGCGGATCTTTAAATTTTACATCCAACTTTGCCACAGCACCAGACGGGACAACTACAGCAGCGAGAATATATCCAAATGCCAACGGAAGTTTTCCAACTATTTATCAAGGAACAGCATCTTCTTCTATCAAAACTCAATCTGTTTATGCTAAATACAACGGCATACCTTACATTGCTTTTTACAACTCGGCAGGGTCTGGGCCAGCTGTTTGGTTTAATATTCAGACCGGGACAGTTGGAACATCGACAGGGTATACAGCTAATATTCAAAATGTTGGCAATGGTTGGTACAGATGTTCCGCTACAAACGACATTTCTTCAAGCTCATGGGCATATCATTATGTCTGTTTAGTTGATGCAAATGGAGGCACAACAGTAACCGCATCTGGGACAAATGGCGCACTTATTTGGGGGGCACAATCAGAGCTTAACACTTCCGCAACCTACGCTCCAAGAGCTAAATTTGCCTCATCCTATATTCCAACCGGAGCCAGTTCGGCAACACGGGAAGTTGATTCTTGCTACATAACAGGTGCAAATTTTACTTCAATATTTAATCCAGTTGAAGGTACATCTGTTTTAGAATACAGCACTAATCCACTCAGCCTTGGATTCCCCCAAATGTATCTGATGGGGATAGCAATGAATAACGGCTCTACAGACATTGCATCTCAAATTTATGCTAGTTCATCTTCTAATATTATGATTTGTGCAATGCGAGTTGCAAGTACAGACTACAACTCAAACGGCAGTTCTGGAAGCTTTGTTGCAAATTCTGCCAGTAAAATAGCCTATGGATTTATGTCGGGAAGCATGGCAGCGTATTTAAATGGTGTAGCTTCTGGATCATCCAGCAGTTCATATTCAACAGCAACTTTTAATACATCAAGTTCAAACCGTATGTGGCTTGGTACAAGAAACAGTAGTAGCCAAAGTTTAAGCGCATTTACTGGGTATATTTCACGATTCCGTTATTACCCAACACGACTATCAAACGGAACACTTGCGAGCTTGTCAACATGATTGATTTATTTCTTAAATTTGATTCCCGTGAACAAGCCATCTCCATTGGAGAGCAGCTTGGTTATACGACATGGAATTCAGAAATAAATGATTGGCTAACCGTAGGCACAGAGAATATGTTGGTCTGCGTTATTGGCTCACATTTTTATCCTGATGGGACGATGGTTGAAGACCCGTATGGCAACCTTATACCGCACAAGATTTCTGATGGAAAATATTGGGTGATGCTTCGGGATATGAATGACACGCCAATTCCACCCGAAGTTCAACCGTTAGTTGTCTACCCAAATCCTGATGATCCAATGGTTCCTCAACAAAGGTGGGCATAACAATGACCGCTAAAAAAATTAACGAATTAACAGCAAAAACGCCTGTTAGCACGGATGTTATTCCGGTGGCCGACCCGGTGACGGGCATTGCTGGAAAGTCCACCATTGCTCAGATTTTGACCGCTGCGCTTCCAACGCCAAATTTGGCAACAACAGGCTGGCTTTTTGGAGTGAATCAAGCTGCAACTGGATATGAAATAATTCCAGCAAATCCGGCAGACTTTTTAAGTAGAATTCCAACATCATCAACAGCGATAGCTTTTCGTGGCATTCTTGTTTCAGCAAGGTTTGGAGTAGGTGGCGGTGCAGCATATTCTAGTTTGTCTTCCCTTATTCTTTCTGATTTAACAATTTTGACATCCAATTCTTCAGTTTCCTTGCTTGTTAGCAATTATTCGGCTTTAACTTATTTTGAGGCCTTTTCTCTAGTTTATTGTGTTGGTGGAGTTGTCGTAACATCTTGCCCGCTGCTTCAAACCTTGAACTTTCGTGCGCTTCAAAATGCAAACAGCATTACAGTATCCAGCAATTCCCAGCTATCGAGTCTTTTTTTCCAATCGTTGAAATATTGCAATCAGGACTTTACCGTCTCAGGCTGTCCTCTTTTAACAACAATGCCTGTAATCCCATCTAGCAATTTAATCAAGGGAATTGGAGGATCGGTAATTTTGACAGGTAATGCGTTGGATGTTAGTACTGTTGATAATTGGCTAGATGGCTTATCAAAAATGGATGGCACAAACGGAAAATGGTTGTATTCAAATAATTCAGTAAATCTTTCTGGTGGAACTAATGCCGTCCCAAGCGCAACCGGTCTTGCAGCAAAAGCCATTCTTGTCTCTCGTGGATGTACGGTCACGCACAACTAAGGAATTACATCATGCCCGATCCGACACCGCACACAGTTGGCCCTGCTCTTAGCTGGCGATTGGTTCACGATTCCGTTTGGTGGTACGCATGGTTTCAATCGACCGGGTACACCACCTCGATTCACACGATTGAGGAATTTCAAACTGAACAGGAAGGCAATGATCGGATTGCGGAATTGGGGTTGGTTCCATTCAACCCTCCAGCACCACCAGAACCTGAGGAAATTCCGTGAATTGGATTCAGAAATTATTTATTGGGCCTTCTCAAATTTGGGGTGGACCGCAGCGTTCAATTGGCTGGAACAAGGTGCGTGACGAGCACATAAAAAAACAGCCGGTTTGTTGCGGTTGTAATGCTTCATCAAGGCTTGAAGCCCATCACATTATCCCTTTCCATGTTCGCCCTGATCTTGAGCTTGAGCCGGGCAATTTGATAACTTTGTGCAGGGATTGCCACTGGAATATTGGCCATCTGCGTGATTGGTCGCTTTGCAACCCCTGTGTTGTTGAAGACGCTGAAGACTATTTGCGCAGATTTCTTGAGGCCAGAAGAAAATGACCGGGCAAGGCGGGGATGTTTTTGCTGTTTCCTGTCACGCCTCATGCCCTTCCTGAAGATGAACAGCGACAAGGAAGGGTTGCCCGGTCATGAAACGGTTCAGGGCACTAAGGTTAAAAATGGTCAGCGATTCACCGGGTTTAAAGCCCGGTGAGTGCCCTTTTTCAACAAATCTTGTCACGGGTTACAGCCTTAACTTCCCTATCGCAGACACTTGCAGCCCATCAAAGCTTTGTGGTGATACCTGTTATGCCGGGTGCGGTCCAATCACTTGGTCAGCGAGTATTTCCAAACAATACCGAAACATGATCAGCTGTAAAAATGACCCGGAAGGCTTTGCCCTGAGGGTGCTTGCCCGCTACAAGAAATTGCGCTTAGATTTCATCACTTGGAACGGTAGTGGCGACCTGTTTCAGGAATCCGTCGATTGTGTAAACTGGATTGGCAAAAATGCACCCGGTGTGCCTCAGTGGGTAAGAACAAGGAAGCCTTCAATGGCAGGCCAAATCCTTGAATACCCCAATGTTTTTGTTCATTTCTCTTTGGACAAATACAGTCTTGACCGGAAAGACCAAGTTGCTTGGAAAACCAAGAATCATCACTACAGCTACCAGTATTCACCGGGTGAGACGGAAAACTACCCGGAAGGCGTAAAGGTTGTTTTTGGTCACAACTACAAACTTCCTGTGGAAATTTCTGGAACTAAAGGCGTAATAAAGGAAGAAGTTTGCCCGTTGAACCTTACTGATGACATGTCTGGGACCTGCATTTCTTGTCGTAGGTGCTTCTCCAAAGGGAAATAATAAGAAAAAAAGCCTTGTTTTTCCTTGTTTTCCTTCCAGCTTGATGAAGAACAGAAAGCTTTTAACATAAAGCTTGCTATTTACTTTGACATTGGGATAGGTAATGATAGTTTTCCCCATCACGGGTGTGGTGGGGATTTTGTTGTTTCGGAAGGATTTGAACAGGAGTTGGAAATGTCTCACGAAATTGATCAATCTGCCGGTTATGCTGCTGCTGCTTATGCCCGTGTGCCTGCTTGGCACGGTTTGGGTAAGGTTTTGCCAAACCCAATGGATCCTGAGGAGGCCATTGCTGCTGCCGGAATTGGTTGGGGGGTGTCTTGTCAGCCTGTTTACCGTGCCTATGACGGTGGCAGTTTTGAGGTCATTACAGACAGGCGCATCGTTGTCAGGGATGACACGAACGCAATTCTTGGCCATGTGGGAACCCAGTTTGTTCCTTTGCAGCAACAAGGCCAAGTGGACTTTTTGCGTGGCGTTGTGGGGGAAGGCTGCAAGATCGATGCTTGTGGTTCCTTGCGTGACGGCAAACGGGTCTGGTTTTTGTGCGATCTCAAGGCCAGCTACGATGTTGTCAAGCACGACACCGTCAAGCCATATTTGCTGACCCTCAACGGTCACGATGGCAACCTTGCTTGGATTTCATTGCTTACTGCCGACCGGGTTGTTTGCGCCAATGTTTTGGCGTTGGCGATGTCCCGTGTTGGTTTGGATCGTGATGGAAATCCGACCAAGACCGGTGACGGCACGGGTTATGTCAAGCTGCGCCACAACGGGAAGTTGAGTGAGAACATTGAGCAGGCTAAGCTTGCTCTTGCAATCACCAGAAGTGCATCAGAGAAGCAGGCTATTCAAGCAAAGGCACTCGCTGCCAAGAAAATGCTTACGGCTGATCTGACGGCATTTTTCGTGGAGCAGGTTGAGTCCCTGAAATTCTCCAAGGAGCGCAGCGAACTGGTGCTGCAGGAGCTGGCCATGGGGCTTGATGCAGAAACCAACAGCTTGCCCGGAATGCGTGGGACCGCATGGCAAGCTTTTAATGTTTGGGGTGAGTGGCTTGACCACGCCCCAAGGCGTGTCAGCCCGGGTGTCCGCATGGAATCCCTTTGGGTTGGGGATGGCGCAAGAACCAAGGCCAAGGCTTGGGACAAGCTGCTTGCGACCGTGTAACCTACGGGCCTGACCCGTTGGCCCCATCCCTGACAGGCTGGGGCTTTTTTTTTTGCCCAGCAGGAAATTTTAACAATTACCTAAGTGATGTTCGGTTTGGCATTAAAGAATTCAAGGAACAAATCCTCCAAGGCTTGTCCAGAATTGGGGTATCTTTTTTTTATTTCTGGGTCGATGATAAAAGTCCCGCAAGGGATTGTTTTGATGTTTTTAAAGGAAATGAAGGAGTTTCAAGATGTCTAGCAACAATAGCAGGTTTGGTATCGGTGGCTGCTTTTCATGTGTGGCTTGTGGTAAAAAAACACGCAAGACCGGGAAAAATGACAGCACCGAATTGTGCAACAAATGTTATGACATGGCTGGCATGGAGAACGAACACAATGACGGTCACCATAATGCCAATTTCAACCCCAAGTGCCCCGATTGTGTAAGGGAAGGCAAGGATCGATTTGACAAGGTAGGCAAGCAGCTTGGCAAGCCCGATCCAGAGGTCAAGATTCAGGCAATTCTTGAGGACATCAAAGCAACTTTGGAGAGCAACAGCAAGGCCACCGATTTCACCGAAATTTCCAAGGCCATGTGGCCGAAGAAGGGTGACAAGATTGGGAAGAAAAAGAAAGCAGAGGCCAAGGCTGCTGCAAAGGAAAAGCCTTGCTCAAATTGCGGTGTAGCACGCAAGGAATGGGACAACGAGAGCAGGCTGGCAAACCCGGATGACGCTGTGCCATTTAGCTCTCTTTGCCAAGGTTGCTATGAGGCTCAATTTGATGGCGACATCAAGCCTGCCCAGCCTGTTGACCCTGCTGTGTTTGTTGTCGATGTGCTGAAATGCGACGACACGCCAATCAAGCCCGTCAAGCCTGCCAAGGTTGCACCAGTCTCCAAGACTACGGCCAAACCGTCCAAGGAATCCAAAAAGGTGCCTCACTGCTGCCAGTGCAGGAAGTCCGGTCACAAGAATTTGGACAGCGATGTTCTCATGTCTTATGTTCGGGCATCGGACCCCAAGCTCAACAAAATTTTCATGCGGGGCAACCTTTGCAAATCGCATCGCAACGAAATCGCCAAGGACAGCACCAAGAAGGTAATTCTTGAGGCCAAATAAACTTGCCCCTGCCCCCCACTCGTGACAGGAGTGGGGATATGGGGCCAGCTTGCTGGCCTTTTTTTGTTTTTAACCAAGGATCAGGAAGGAATTGAGCCATGAGTCAGTTAGCAACGCAATCGCAACAGGAAGGCATCAAAATCACCAAGCACCACTACGGTGTCACAATGACCCGGGGTGAATTGAGGATGCGACCTAACAACCAAGGAAGCCTCTTTCAGATGGTGTCGTGCAAGGTAGTGGTCACGGTGGTGACCATTGAGGCTGTGGGCGAATCACCTTTAAAATACGCAACAGCCTACGGATTCTGCCAGACATCCAAGTACATCAAGGCTGCAAACTACCAAGTCATTCAAGGATTTGCAGAATGCAATGGCTACACCATTGACATCAACGAGCAAAATTCTGTTGCGCCTATTGAAATTTTTAAGTGGCACCTCACGAATGATTGGGGCATTAACAAGGATGTGCTAAAGAGGAATTTTGAGGACAATGACCGTGGTCCAGAATTTGAATTGGACGGGCAACTTATTTTTCAGCGTGGTCAGAATTACACCCTGCCTGAGATTTGCGTTATGCTTGGCTGGCTGACCACCTCTCACGACGATTGCGTGTTGGATTGCCCGGAAGAATACTCAGCCTTGGAGGTGTATCAGGTCAAGCAGAAGATCAAGAGGCAGCTTGAAATTACCAACAGGTTTTGCGATATGCTAAAGGAAACAGGGTTGAACACCTTGGACCTTGCCGAAATTGCCTACAAAAAACACAACCGCAGTTCTGACTGATTCCCAAAGAATTTACAGAAAAAGCACCCGGCCATAAAAAGTGGTCGGGTTGTTTTTTTAAAATTGACCTTTACTTGCTTCTGGGCATGGCCCGATGATAATTGACCCGCAAGGGTTGTGTTTTCGTTTTTACAGGAAGGATGGAATGAAATGATTTGGACATTTCGTATTGGCCCATTTTCTGCTGAATTTGCTTCAGCGGTGATGCTTGATGGTGATGGCTCATACCTCAACGAAAACCTTGCCAAGCTTGGTTTTCTGAGAATCAGGTACAGTCACTTTTTCTACCAAGATTTTGCGATTAATTGGAAGATTGAGCAGCAAGACCCGGCACCGCACAAATCTTGCTGGTCTGCCTGTCTAATGAACATCCACAACAAAATTCCCTGCTTTGCTCTTGACTCCATGACGGGTTGGATCAATGCGGGAAATGACAAGGATGCCGTGGCGGAAATCGTGCCGGACATCCTCAAAATAGTTGCCCAGAATTGGGTATTCAAATCAACTGGATTTATGGAATCCAGTTTGGCCCGAATTGCCCCCGGGATGATGGGGCAAATGAAGGATTGGTTGGAGGAATTAGCATGAGCACCTTGTTTAATTTGACTGCGGAACTCAAGCACCTTGAGTCCATCGTTGTGGCGATGGAGGAAGGGACTGACCTGCCCGCCGAAATTGCGGATTGGCTGGATGTGACACAGGCCGATTTCGACAAGAAGGTTGAAGGGTATTGCAGTGTAATCGGTGAGCTTGATGCTTTGGCCAAGGCACGGGAAGAAGAAGCAGCCCGGATCAAATCCTTGGCAGCAATCACCAACAGCCAAATTGAGCGCATGAAAGTTGCCCTCAAGGAGGCGATGCAGAAGCTTGAGACCCCCAAGCTGGAGACAACAAGGTACAAGGTTTGGGTCCAAAATGCTGGTGGCAAGCAGCCAATCCAGATTGAGGAGGAAGATGTGCCACATGATTTGAAAAAGGTCCAATTTGTCACCGACAAGGACAAAATCCGTGAAGCTTTGGAATCTGGCAAAATACTGCCTTTTGCCCGGTTGTTGCCCCGTGGTCAAGTTTTGAGGATCAAATAATGAGCCACCAAAATTTGCCGGAAATGCCGGAAATGGGATATTTGGACCCCTTGTCCAAGGTGGACAGGGTTCTTGCCTTGAATCAGGCATATTCTTGCATCCGTTCAATGATGAAGAATGACCTGAAGGGTGACCAGCGAGTCTATTTGGACTGCTTAACCATTGTCAACGAATTGACCAAGAGAACCTTGTCTGCTGGAAAGGTTTGCGGTCATCAACCAGAAGTGGAGACGGAATGAAAAGCTTTGGTGGACTTTGCATCAACAGGAGCCCGGGTGATGGTATATGCCTTGTTTACCCACACGGGGACATCATTGAATTGACGGTTGGGCGGGTGTCCAAACGGGCAACAGCAGTGTTTGTTGAGACAATGGACGGTGGCAAGCGACCAAGACGGTCATACAAGGATGTCAAGCGAATTGACATTGCCGTTGATGAGTCGATTGAGCTGCCGGGTCATTACGATACGGGTGAAACCGTTGTAAACCTCCATCAGGTGGAGGGTGGCAGGGCTGTTTTCAGGGTTCTTGCGCACAATTTGATCAGGGTGTTTCGCTCTGAGTTGTTGCGCACTGAAGACGGCAAGTTCAATGTTTTTGACAAGAGGAATGAGGGAGTCAGCAACGATGAGTGACCTTATGCAACAGCCCCAAGATGGCGATTCCATGGCGCAAAGGGTCAACCTTGCCTTGATCCAAGGTGACCTGTCCAAGCTGTCTGAGCCGGAACGGTTGAAATATTACCACACCGTCTGTGCCAGCGTTGGACTTAACCCAAGCACCAAGCCTTTTGGCTACCTGTCTTTTCAGGGAAAGCTTACCCTGTATGCGACAAGGAATTGCACGGATCAGTTGCGTGCGATTTATGGTGTTAGCTTGGTTGCCCATGAAATCAAGGAAGTGGGCGGGGTGCTGTACTGCACCGTGTCCATGAGGGACCGGCATGGCCGGACTGACACCGATATGGGGTGCGTGACCGTGAAAGGCCTTTCGGGTGATGCTTTGGCCAATGCGTGGATGAAAGCACTCACTAAGGCAAAAAGACGCTGTACCCTCAGCCTCTGTGGCTTGTCTAGCCTTGATGAATCTGAGATTGAAACCGTTCAAGGGGCAACCCCGGTTGAACCTGAAACGGTGCGTGTCCTTGAGGAACGCAGCCCCAAGAAAGAAGACAAGCCTGAAAAGCTTGTTGAGAATGCCAGAAAGCGTGAAAAGCTAATGGCGGAATTTGTTGAAATGTTTAGCAAGGCAAAGGAAATGGGAACCTTGCCAAATGATTGGAAGCAGTTCATCAGGAGCCAATACGGGGTGACCGTTCTCAAGGAGGCATCAGCAACCCAGCTTGGCCACCTAATTGATTGGATTGCCGTGTACCTCATTCCCAACGAGGAAGAAGGGCAAGAGTCCTGAAATTAAAGAAGGATGCGTGTTATGGCCGATGTTTTTGTTGTTGGAATGGCCATGCTTGTGACAGCGGTGTCGATTTGGCTGTCCAACGATGAGGATCAAAAATGACACGCATCTTTTTGTTTATTAGCCTTGTTTGCCTATCCGGTTGCAAGGCGTGCCAATCCGAGTTTTCCGTTGCCTATACGGCAAAAGACTGCTCAGCAACTTACACAATCAGGAGCGTACCATGAGTGACTTTGACGATTTCTTCCGTGAAATGGATTCCCACGAGTTTGACCCCAAGTCTGCTGAACCGCCAATCAAGCCGGAAGAATTGGCGGATGGGGAGTATGTGGCCCGTGTTTTGTCCATCACACCAAGGCGCATCAAATCCTTGGATTGCTGGTGTCTGGATTGGTCTGTCAAATTGGACATCAAGTTATCATCCGGCAACGCTGACCCAGAATTGCACGGAAGAATTCTTGGATTTGGCAACCTTTTGTTGACCGTTCAATCCAAGACCCGTCTTGCGATGGACATGAGAAAGTTGGCGATTGAGGGCTCAACTTTTTCTGAAATCATCAAAGATGCGATGGAGAAGTTGCCCGGGAACAATGCCGTTTTCAAGAAATCAGCCAGCATGTCCAAGGCTGGCAAAACTTACCACAATGTTGAGATTTTGAACATTTTGGAGGAGGAGCTGTTCTGATTGACAAAGCCTGATGGTTTGGGCGACCATTCAACCGGGGGTCATGCTCCCGGTTGTTTGGTTTTCAAGGAAAGAATGGGAGTGCTTTTGATGTCTAAGTTTGAGCCTTTGTTGGAGAAGTTTACCCACCCGCACGGTATTGAGTATGTGTGGGTTTATGACGGAAAGATTTTTGGCCGTGTTGAGCCTGTTGGGATGAACAAGGCCGGAAGGAAGGTTTGGCGTTGCTGCATTGGCAACAAATCAATTGCCATCTACACAGGGAAGAATGGCCGTGCTTTGGGAATTACTAGCACCAAGTTTTTGTCCGAACAACTAATTGCCAAGGAGTTTGGGAAATGATTGTTGTTGATGACGGTGAATTCCTTCCGTTCCCTGTGTTTTGTTTTAGTGATGATCCTTGCGGGCCAAGCATGGACAGCCTGCGCTTCATCAAAGATTTGAGGAGGATTTCTTGGATTTGCTACTGGTATGAGTCAGGTAGTTATGAGGGAAATGGCCGTGCATTTGCCCAAATTGACGGTGAAATATACAGCAAAGGTTTGGGACATTGTTCTTGCCATGGGCCTTGGTGCAACATTGAGGCACCGATGGAGATGGGAGATTGGGTTGGCCCGATTGACAGAGGGGAGTTTGCCCTGTCGTTGATTGAAGATATGGGAACGGCACTCAACGAACACCCAAGAGAAATGTGCCAGAAGATGCTTGAGCTAGTGGAGGTTGGATGATGGACAACACCGATGAGATCATTGACAGGCTGGTGTACCGTTCCAGCGAATTGGAGGCCCTGTTCAAAAGACTTGAGAATGCCATCATCTGTCACCAGATGAAAAAGGCTGGCCAAGGGACTGAAGCTGATTTGGTTTTGTGGGCATCAGTTGGTTTGATTCCAAAGAAGGCGCAATGATCAGGCTTCCAGTACTCAAGGAGGAATTCATCCAAGCAAGGCTTGATGCCGTTGCGCTTGGAAAGCTGAACAGGAGCATTCTTGCAGGTGAGGGAAACCTTGCCGGATTTCTTGGGGAGTTGGCTGTCCACAGGTATTTCAAATATTTGGGAAGCAAAAGAAGCAACACATTCCATCACGATTTGAGGATTGGTAAACACCGTTTTGATGTTAAGACAAAACGCAGAACGGTGGAGCCTTTGCCAAATTATGTTGGAACGGTCCCAGCTTATTCAAAGCAAGATTGCCACGCATACATTTTTACTTCAGTCCACTTTCAGGGTGACATTCCCGTTTCAATAACCCTGTGCGGTTGGATGGAGTCCAAGTCTTTCAGGAGGGAAGCAACGCCAATCAAAAAGGGTGACAGGTGCGCCGAAAACAACTGGATCTGCTCAATGGACTGCTTTGATTTGGAATACAGCAAAATGAGGCCGATCATTGAGTTGGAGACTGACCTGATTTTTAGATGAAACCCCACGGGCAATCCCATACCCGGAAGCCCGTGGGGTTTGTGATCACCAAATGGGCAATAAGGTGATGACGCTAATTTATGCGTCATCACTCCAGTTAGTCAAGGAGGGATGATGAGTTGGATCAAGGTTCACCACGCAACACCCAATAAGCCGGAAATTGGCCTGTTGTCAAGAAAGCTAAAGATTTCAAGGGCAAGGGCATTCGGTGCGTGTGTTTGGATTTGGATATGGGCTGACCAAAACGCTGATGGCGATTTTGTTGTCAGTGGCAGCAAGGAGGATTTGGATGACCTTGTTTCTGTGCCGGGTGTCGCCGATGCCCTTGTCGAGGCAGGGTGGCTGGAAATCGCAGATGGCAAAATCTGCTTTCGCAACATTGACCGGCACCTATCAGGTACGGCAAAGAACAATGCGCTTGCAGCAAAACGCCAAGAAAAGTGGCGTAACGGTCAACCGTCACTAGACAAGACAAGACAAGACAATATTACTTCTTCTTCATTATTCAATGATGAAAGTCATTTAGTAAAGGAAGAAGGAAAAGAAGAAAGAAGGAATGAAAGGAAAGGAAAGGAAGGGGGGATGCAAGGGGGGAAACCGGAATTCCCTGCTGAGTTGGACACCGATGAAATCAAAGGCCTTTGGATTGGTTGGATGGAATCAAGGTCAGCAACTTGGCCCAAAAGGCCATTTTCTGACCGTTCTGCTCAAATCGCCATCACCAAGCTTTTGCGTTGGGGTTATGAGAAGGCCAAGCTTGCCTTGGAGAACGCTGCCATTGGGGGTTGGCTTGGGCTTCATGAACCCGATGAACCTCCAGCAAAGTCTGGCATGAAGGCGATGGATGCCAACCGTACCTTGATTGGCCGTGTCGGGCAAATACCCGATGGTGACCCAATCCTTGCGTCGATGAAACGGGCCATCAAGCCAAATCCGGTTGACCCGTCAACAGGCTTGCTGTCTAAGGCCTTTAAAAATGCGTTTACTGAGCGATTGGAGGCCCGGATGGGGCAAGGGCCAATTCCGAATGAAAATCGATTAGGCGTGAAATTAGACCAACAGGAAGGGGAAGCGGAATGAGCATTCAGGAGCAGGTTCCTTTATGGCAAGAGGTTCATGTCAGGCTTTACTCCACACCCGGCGACAAATGGTGGGAGACATACGCAATCTGGACAAGATTGTTTGAGGCTGAGGGGTGGACAGATGAACAGGTGGTGAATGCCGTTTACAGGACAGCAAGAAGGGATGTTTTGCCCCGATTTGCCCCTGAGCACCTTCAGGCAATCCGTGAGGAACTGCGGATGATGTTCAAGGAGCAGTCTGACCTGAGGCGCAAGCAGGCCGATGAGGTTGGTTGTGACGCTTGTTCAGGTACGGGTTGGATTTGCGATTTGCCTCACCCTGAGCATGTCGTTGAGGGAAGGTGGATGCAAAATCTTGGAATGTACTACACCGTGGCGGTTTGCTGCTTTTGCATGAAGGGGCAAGGAATCAAGGCCTTTGTCACGGCTCACTGGGCAAAACAGCCCGTGCGTGAGGGTGAATCGCCAATGTGCTGGGACTCATACACCAAGAGAAATCCCGAATACAAAGCACAAATAGATGTTCGTGAGAGTTTGAGGCAGGCTGAAAGGGAATCAAACCGCAACAAGGCAGCTTCATCTAATGACGAAACAAAGAAAAGACTTCACGAGATCATGGCCAAGATTGGGGGTATGCGGAAATGAAATTGACAAAAAAGCAAAGCAAGCTGGTTGAAAAGAACATTGGGGTTGCTTATTGGTTTTGCGGAAAGCGCAAGATTCCCTACGGGTTTACAATCGATGAGCTTGTTAGTGAATACTTGGAAACTGTGTGTATTGCAGCAACAAAATGGATACCCGGTGATGGGCGAACATTTCAGAATTTCGCCATTCACGCCATGTCATTTAGGTGGTCCGAACTGGTCAGGAGGAGCAGGACAAAAAAGCGTGGCGGTGATGTTTTATTGCAAAGCCTTGACAAGGAGTGGGAGGATGGAACCTTATCAGAGCATGAGAATTTAGGAATTTTTCAGATTGACCACATTGAAAAGATGGAGGAGCACAACGCTGTTGCCGATGCTTTGAAAACCTTGGACCGGCAAGAAAGGGCTGTTTTTAAGGCAAAAATGAAAGGCCTTACCTTCAAGGAGATGGAAAAGCAGCTTTCAAGGAGGAAGGAAAGGCTGAGGCAGGTTTACAGTGAGGTTGAGCAGAAGGTGAGAAGATTTGTGTTGCGCCGGTTTGCTTGACGGGTTATGGTTGTTGCGTCTTGTACTTCAGGAGGAAGCATGAAAAAGACTTTGATTGCGATTTGCCTTGCCGGGTTGTTTGCCGGGCATTCAGATGCCGGGGTGTTTAGGAAAAAGGCTGCTGTCTGCGTGTCTGGGCAATGCCCAACGCAAACAACCGCCAAGGTGGAATCCAAGACGGTGACCACCACCCAAACAACCACGACAAGCAACACGAGCACCGCAGCAGGCGTGGCCAATTTGATTGTTGTCACCGGACGATTTCGCCATTGGGGTGGCTACAGCGGATTTGAGGGAATTGGCATGGGGGCAACCCCTGAGGCAGCAGAGTCGAATTGTTGCTACCGCAACCGATTTGTGCCCCGTGACCGGGCATTCGCAAGGATGGGCAACGGAATGTGGGTATGTGTTTGCCGTTATTGATGCCTGACAACCGGGTCAGCCAGTAAACTTTTGAGCCTGCCGGGTCAAATCCGGCAGGCTTTTTATTTGGAGGGTAGGATGGAAAAAATTGACATATTTGTTGAACATTACAAAAGCTTAATAAATGAATTGGTAAGGCTGAAAAAAGAAGTAGAAAAGCTGAGGAAAAAAAATGATGATCTTGAGTCCATAATAGACTGCTATGAAAGTGAGGAAATGCGATGGTAAGTCATTTATATTTGTGTAGCACTGAGTTCCGTGGTAACACGGTTTGGACTGCAACAATATGCCAAAACTGGTTGTTTCAATTGACTTGCCCCTTCCCCCAAGCGTCAACCATCTGTGGGGATTTGGCAACAGGCGATGCTACCCCAAGAAGCAATACAAGCAATGGATCGTGAACGCCAAGGCTTGCGAAATGGTTCAGGAGTGCAGGCCACCTAAAAATCGCAATGACAGCAGAAAAGTTGAAATTGCAATTCAAGTGTTTCCCGGCAAGGGATTTCGCTGGAATCGTGACGGAAGCAACATGATCAAGGCTCTGGAAGATTGGCTGGTCAACAACGGTTACATCAAGGATGATTCATTTCAGTTTGTCAGGGAAACAAAGGTGTTCTTGTCCAATCAGCAGGTGCCAGAAAGCTTTGTTAGGGTTACAGTGACGCAATAACAAGGAGTTTGCCATGCCGTTTGCTAAAATTGACACAATAACATCCGGTGATAACACGATTGTCACGGCAGTACCCGGTCGCAAGATCAGGCTCATAAATTACACGGCAATCGCAACAGGTGCCGTTGCTATTCGCTGGAAATCCGGTGCTTCAACCAATCTTTCAGGGGCAATGTCCCTTGCAGCCAACGGTGGTGCTGCTCCCAGCGGATCAGGCCAATCCCCAGCTGGACTTATTGGTCTTCTTGAAACCAATTCCGGTGAGGCTTTGGTCTTGAACTTGGGTGGTGCGGTTCAAGTGTCCGGCCATCTGACCTATCAGGTGATTTAATGGCATTTCCATCACCCCGTGCGTTCCTTGGGTTCTTGAAATCCGTATTCACCGGCTATGTGCGGGGTGATGGCAACCTGCTTGTTTCTGCTGGAAAAGCTTTGCAAAAGCTTGGAAGACGGATGATGCGGGTTGCTCAACCCGGGCCCGGTGGGTTTCAGCCACAAATCAAGATTGAAAGGCCTTTTCAGCCACAAGCACCACATCCGGGTGTTCCCCCAAAGCCAATTCCGCCATCAAGACCAAAACCATATACTGGTGGACCCGGTCCAAGAACATTTGTGTCCAAACCTCTTGCTGCAGGAGGAATTGCTCCAGAATACACGGATGGGCTTGATAATCCCGTTGTGTCAAGCTGGATTGCCGGGATCAACTTCCGGCCAAAGGGTGGCCGGGCAGAAATAGTTTCCCAGCCAATGGGCAGTAGGCTTGGGACAAATGTGGGAATGCGTGACTACCTTTTCAAGAAAGGCGACCTGACAATGGTCACCGAAAATGCTTCAAAGAACAATTCTGATGGCAGGTACACCTACCCTAATGTTCCAAGGAAAGTCATGAATGACTTTCTTATGTCACCATCCAAGGGCAGGTTTTATTGGTGGGGATACAATGGATCCAAGGCACTGCGTGCCTATTCCAACCGTGCCAAGATTGGAAAAAGGTTGAAACGAAAGGGCTCATACCTGAGAAGAAATCCTGTCAGCCCGCACAGGATTAAGAAAAGTAAAGCCAAAAGGTCATTCTAATGCTTGACGCATACACGCCTTACCCAGCAAACCCTGAGGTTGGAACAACTGATTGGCTAAATGAGGCCCATTGCGCCTATTTTGAAGGGAATTATCAAAGGGCCAATGTAGCAGCAATTCTTTTTCATGCTGAGTCAGTTGATGCATTACGGTTATTGCTGGTGGAAGGCGCACTGGCGAACACGGAAGTGCCAATCAACATTAAACCAATGACCGATGGGATGGTTGGAGGCTAGCAATGATCCAATTTAGCGAAACCATGCTCAAAAGATGTTTGCAAAACTGCATTACAACTTTGCAGGGAATTCTTGAGTCAGGTGATGAAAAAAACAAGATTGAGGCATCTGTACAGCTTGCTCACTTGATAATGAATATCCATAGGCTGAAGATGGAAGAAGAAAACCAGCAGATGCTGGATGATTCGGATGACAACATTGAAGGTGAGGAATGGAAGTCATGAAGATCAAAGACCGAATCAAGGAATTGCGCCGGGTGAAGGCATCTGAAATCCTTCCCAATCCCAAGAACTGGCGGACGCACGGCAAAGACCAATCGGATGCCCTCAAGGGTGTCCTTGCGGAAATAGGGTTTGCCAATGCCGTTCTTGCCCGGGAAACCAAGGAAGGCTTGATGTTGGTCGATGGCCATCTCAGGACGGAAACAGCAGGTGATACGCTAATTCCCGTGTTGGTTCTTGATGTCAATGAGGATGAGGCTGACAAGCTGCTTTTGACCCTTGACCCTTTGGCCAGCATGGCCGGAACCAACGCCAAGGCCTTGGAGGAGCTGCTGGACAATGTCCGCACAGACAATTTTGCTGTCAGCTCAATGCTTGCTCAGCTGCGTGAGCAAACTGTCAACTTCAACGAAATCGACAATCTGACCAACAAAGACGGCACGGAAACAATTCTCAAGTCCAAGGATGACTATGAGTCAGCGACCATACGGCAGATGGTCCTGACCTTCAACAATGACCAATACGAAATGGTGATTGAGGCTTTTGCTGAGTATTGTGAGAAGAATGGCCTGTCAAGCAACACGGAAGCCGTTGTAAATCTTCTCCATGAGCAGGGGTATCATGTTAATCCACGCCAAACTGAAACCGATTGATTTTGACAAGTACAAAGGGAAATCCGCCAGCGAAGACGATTGCAAGCAGCTAATTGATTATGACGCTGAAATCTATGTAAACGGCAAGCTGGCGATTGCCTACAAGCATCACCTTGATGACCCCGTTCTTGAAACGCTAAGGTCAAGCATGGTCAAGGTGCCCTACACCGTCTCCAACCGATCATCCGGCATGAGGTCAACCAGCAGAATATTTGGCTATGCTCCAAGGCTTGCGATCAAGAATCAGCCATGCCGGGTTACAAGCCTTGCGTATGACAGCCCATCAGAACACAAGGTGCTTTGCCAGACGGCAAAGGTTGTTGAGGGATATTACCGCCAAGTCAATCCAAGCCTTTATGAGCGACACTCATCACTCAGCAATCAAAATCTTGACGGGAATTGGAAGCTTGAGGAAACATGCTTCACCTCTGGAATTGCCAATGACTGCAACCCGCTCAAATACCATTTTGACTCAGGAAATTATGTTGGTGTATGGTCCGGCATGATTGTTCTGAAAAAGGATATTTCTGGCGGAAAGTTGGCAATTCCAGAATTAAATATGACCTTGGAGTGCGGTGACAAATCCCTTGTTTTGTTTGATGGCCAAGGCTTGCTTCACGGTGTCACGCCAATACACAAGAAAAAACCAGATGGGCGCAGGTTTTCAGTGGTTTACTACAGCCTGAAGGGAATGTGGAAATGTTTGGGCGTTGATGATGAGGTTGATCGTCTGAGGGAAATTCGCACAAGGATTGAACGCAAGAAAAGGTCATCTGAATGAGTGTTGTAAACTTTGGCGTTCAACTAATCCAGACGATGGACCTTGATCCGGTCTATGTGGCAGTCCACCGGGCAAAACTTCCCAAACAAATCCTGAGAAAATGGTTGCTTGCTTACTGGTGTTACTACCACGCAGGGGTTGCCTCAAAAATTGCAACCGCAGATGATTGGCACAAGGAAGCCCAAGCCTTGTATTCCTCATGCCCAAGAGGTGCTGAGCGCAGACACTTCCGTGGTAAAAATGGGCAAGATGCTTTGGACTACCTCAGGGACAAATTCCCATGTGCGGAATCAGCTGTTGAAGGCCTTGAGGCTATTTGCCCAGCAGACTACGCAACCTTGGCAGGAAAAGTGCGTGAGTGGAAAGGCTTTGGGCCTTGGATTGCCTTCAAGGCTGCTGACATGATGGAGCGTGTTGTTGGGGCCAAAGTTGATTTTTCATCAATGAAACTGGACATCTACGATGAACCGGCAAAAGCTGCCAAGCTCATTTTTCCTCATCTGACCCCCAACGAAACAGCAAAAAAGCTTGCGGAATCACTAAGTGAGCATCTTGCTCCACCTTTGTTTGACCGGCCAATCAATGTTCAAGAGGCTGAAACGGTGCTATGCAAGTACAAATCTCACATGAAAGGGCATTACCCGGTCGGCAAGGATTCCCGTGAGTTGCGTCATGCCCTGAAGGGGTGGGGGATGCTTGCCTCAAAGATTGCTGAAGGTGTGCCATGAGATTTCTTGTTGTGGGCGGTGGGCTGGTTGGGGGTGTTTTCGCCAAGCTGGCAAGAAAAAACAATCATGATGTTGTTGTTTTTGACTGTAACAAGCCCTTGTCCGCATCCCCAGCAGCTGCCTGTCTTCTCAAAGAAAGCTGGGTTGCCGGTGGTTATTACCGGGAAGCCGTTGAAACCCTCTCAACCATTGCGAGGCCAAGGACAATTCTTTTTGAAAAGCAGGGTGAGGCAACTTCCTTCAGGCCGTGCGATTTGATGGAGAAAAAGCCTGTAAACGAACAAATTGTCAAGGTTGCGAATGGTTCTGTCACTACGGCAATCGGCAAAACCTTCCTTGGGGATTATGTTGTTGTTGCTGCCGGAGTTCACACGAAATCCCTGACCGGCATCAATGTTTATGGCCTTGCGGGGATGGCCTTGGTTTATCAGGGCGAACACCGACCACACTACGAAACATGGGCCCCTTACAAACAAATTGTCAGTTTCAGCCGTGATCCCGGGTCCACTTATGTTAGTGACGGGACAGCTTTGAAATCTTGGCAACCCGACAACACAAAAAGGCTTGTCAAACACGCAGCAAGAGCTGGACTGTACAAAAGATTCAGCCCCTTGTTTGGCTATCGGCCATACACCGACACCGAACCAGAATTGATCAGGCTTGACTCAAGGATTTGGGTTGCAACCGGAACAAGAAAGAATGGGACAGTATTGTCCGCAATTTGGGCAAACAAGATTTTGGAATCATCCAAATGATTCAAGTCATGAATGTAAGAGGTACAAACGGAAGTGGCAAAACCACCCTGATGCGACGATTGATCATGGAGGACAAGGCCGGGGGTATCATCCGTGTAAACAAAGGAAGAACGCAGGCGCATTACCTTCCCGGCATCAGGGCTGTTGTTCTTGGAACCTATCACCCGGGAAGGTCCACTGGCGGTTTGGACATGATCCAATCAACCGATGAGGCCTTGGACGCTGCCAAGGATGTTGCCCTCAACCACCAGCCATTCCCGTTGCGCTTTCTTTTTTTTGAAGGCATCATTTGCTCAACGGTATTTCAAACATGGCTAGACTACAGCCTAATTTTGCGCAGGGATGGCGATTGCGGGATGACTTGGGCCTTCTTGCACACGCCGGTCAAACAGTGCTTAGAACGCATTAGGATGCGTCAAACGGCAAGAGGAAAGCTCAAGCCAATAAATTGTGGGCTGGTTGAGCAAAAATACACCACAATTATGAGGATCAGGCAAAAGGTTTTGGACAGCGGTGAATCCCTGCTGGACTTGCCTCAAGGGGGTGAGTTTGATGTTCTCAAGGGTTGGATAGCGCAATTTTGCAAGGATTAAACATGGCGGGCAGGCCGATAAAAGTCACTGATGCACAGATCATTGCCTCAATCCTGAGATGCAAGGGGCTGATCTATTTAGCTGCCAAGGATTTGAGGGTTGATCCAAGCACCATCCATCGCAGGCTTCAGAAAAAGCCAAAGCTGAGAAAGGTAGTTGAAAAGGAAAGGGGTGAGTTTGTTGACACGGCAGAACTTGCCCTGCTGAATGCTGTAATGCGTGGAGATGCTTGGGCTGTATGCTTTGCCCTCAAGACCCAAGGAAGGGTCAGAGGTTATTGTGAAAGGCACGAGATTGCCGAATTGTCCCGTGAGTTGGAGGCAATCCGAAATGAACTTGCAAAAAATGGTCAAGGAAGCGCAGGAAATCAGGCGCAGAATCAGGGAAGGGAAATGCCAGAAAGTCCCTGAGTGCCCTGTTGAATACGCCAAACAAAAAGGCTTGAAGTTGACTTCTCAGCAAGTTGCTGCCCTCAAGGCTTTGACCAGCCCGCCATACAGTTTGCTTGTTCGTGCTGCTCACAGCGTTGGCAAGACATTTTTGGCTGCTGTTGCTGCTGCTTGGTTTTATGACCGCCACAACCCGGGTCTGTGCTTGACGACAGCCCCAACCTTGTTTTCCGTGCGTGACCTTTTGTTCAGGGAATTAAGGCGCATCAAGCCTGATGACCCGGATTGGTTACCCAAGGCAACACGCCTCGAGTCCAGCCAAGACCATTGGATTCACGGATTCACGGCCAGCAAGGGTGATTCCTTCCAAGGAAGGCACATGTCGGACATGATGGTTGTTTTTGATGAGGCTGCTGGCGTTGATGTTGTGTTTTGGGACCGATCCAAGACCATGGTTGAGAAAGGGCGCAAGGGCCATTACTTCTTGGCAATTTACAACCCATACGACACAAGCTGCCCAGCTTACATTGAGGAACAATCCGGCGCTCACGCTGTAATGGAGATGAGTGCGCTGGATCATCCCAATGTGAAATCCGGCATGGAAATCGTGCCCGGAGCAATCACAAGGTCAACGGTCCACCAAAGGGTACACACCGAATGCCGTAAGCTTGAGCCGGGTGAACCCGTTGGCCCAAATTCTTTTGTTTGGGATAGTGAGTATTATGAACCTGAATCGCCTTTGTTTGAGGTGCAAATCCTTGGCCGTTGGCCTTCCCGGTCTGTTGCGTCTGTTTGGTCAGACCGTGCCCTTGAGTACATCCAGCAGAAGATTCCCATTAACCCGGATTGGCTTGTCCAAATCGGTTGTGACCCGGCAAGATTTGGCGATGACAGGACAGCCATTTGTATTCGCAAGGGAATGGCAATCATCCACATGGAATTCTACCGTGGTTGGAGCCTCAACCAGACAGCTGATCGCCTCAAGGAGTTGTGCGGAATTCACCAGACCAACGGGCAACCGGCAAGAGCAATCCCTGTGCTGATTGACGCTGCTGGCCTTGGTGCCGGATTGGTGGACATGAGGGGAAGGTCAAGCGACAGGTACAACTTTGTTGAAATCAACTCTGCCCTCAAATCCCGTTGGGAAGGTGATTACACAAACCTTAGGTCTGAACTTTGGTTCAATGCATCAGAACTGGCGGATGCTGAGCAGATTTCAATTGCTATGCTTCCTGAGGACATCCGGCAAGCACTCATGCTAGAATTGCGCCAACCCATTTTTACTTTGGATACCCTTCAAAGACGAATGGTTGAGGCAAAAGCAATGACCAAACGCAGGCTAAAGTGCAGCCCTGACCTTGCGGACGCATTCAACCTTGCTTGCTTCCTGAGGAGCCATGAAGGCTTCACGGAACGGGTCACTGGACGCATCTAGCCATTTATTTGAGTGGAGGGACAAAATGACACAGAAAAATGGCAATGTTGCTACAGGTCCGCAAAAAGTCAAAGAGGCAATGGACCTTTATGCCCAGATGCCTTACTTCCCGTATTTGGACACCCGTGACTTGTTTGCGGAGGTTGGGCCATACGGGTTTATGGACGGTGCGCCTCAGCAATACCTGACACGCCGTGACAACAGGATGGCAGGTGAACTGCTGCCCCTGTACATCAACTGGTGGCAGCTAAAGATTCTCAGGGACAGATCAAGGCAGATAGCAAGAAACAATGAGTTTGCTATTGCTGCAATCAACGCCCACAGGAATTATGTGGTTGGCACCGGATTCCAGTACACGGCTCAAGCAAGGGTAGACGGGACAAGTCAGGATTTGATACAGCGTGTTCAGGATTTGGTTGATGTTTTTGTTGAGCACAATCGGATGGCAGAAATTGAGTCAGAGGTTATTTACAGGCTTCATGCTGAGGGTGAGTGCTTTCTCAGGTCATTCCGTGGAGAAGATGGGCTGATCCGCATTCGGTTTATTGAGCCTGAACTTGTCAGGCCACCGGCAGACGATACCACGCCGCAATCCAGCTTTGGAATAATTTGCGCCGATGAGGACATCCACCATCGTGTGGGTTATTGGGTGATTGAAAAGCCTTGGAATGATTTGACCCCAACCAAAGTGCTAGCTGACAATATTCTTCACCTCAGGCTAAATGTAGAATCAAACAGCAAGCGTGGATTGCCCACGATTTATGCAGTGGAAAGCAATTTGCGGGCATCTGAGGATGTCCTTCAATCAATGATCGCCATCGCCAAGGCCAGAAGCAAGATTGCCGTCATCAGGAAGGTTAATGACAGCCCACCGGAAGCTGTTCAGGCTTTGACCCAGACAGCAGCCGATTACAGCGTGACAGACCCGGTTCAGGGGCGTTCAACAACAATCAATCACATGGGATATGGCAGCATTCTGACAACAACGGGCAATGTTGAATATGAATTCCCAAGCCTTAATGTTGGCGCAGCAGATTTGACGGAAGTGCTTTCAACCAACCTGAGGGCCATTGCTGCCCGGTTTGGCATTACCGAAACAATGATGTCAACCGATGCCAGTAACAACAACTATGCCAGCGCATTGGTGGCGGAAGCACCTGCCGTCAAGACATTTGAACGCATGCAGAAGATGATTGGTCAAGCAGTAGGGGAAAGGCGCACAAGGCCTGAGAAATCCCTGATTTGGCAGCAGATCACCTACGCTGTTGAGCGTGGGATGCTTCCACGAGATGTCATGGACAAAATCGTGATCAGGGCCAAGGGACCGCAACTGATCGCAAGGGATTATGACCGTGAGGCCAACACCTCCAAGACATACATGGAAATGGGTCTTTGGTCACCTCAAACCGTCACCTCAGAGTCTGGCAAGAATTATGAGGAAGAACAAAGGAACATAAACAAAGCCAAAGAGGAAAGCGCAAGCAAGAATTTTGAGATCAGGTCAAAATATCCTCGGGGTCAAAATGAAGGTCCACAGGGCCAAGAGTCAGAGGAAGTGGCTGAAGCAACCGATGCGGAAATGGATGAATTTAACAAACTTCTTGCCAAAATGCCCAAGAGGCAAACAGCTGCTCAGAAAGAAAAAGCTGCCAGAAAAAGGGCAATTGACAGGCTCAAGAAGTCTATGGAGCCATTTCAAAAGATTATTGCCGATGTACAGAAAATGCAGGCAACCAAGATGGGGTCACAGGACAGCCGTCTCAGGGACATTATCAACCGTGCCAAAACAAACATTGCACAAATACAAAGGGAAATTGACCGATTGAATGCGGAAGGGGTCAAGGAAGCAGACGACAAGCTTTCAAACAAAATTAAAAAGCTAATGGGTGAAGGATACCCGCAGAAACAAGCTGTTGCGATTGCTCTTTCAATGCAAAGCAGTGGCGAACTGTAGTGAACCCGATGCCGGTCAAACATGACGAAATCCTGAAATATGCACCTTTGGTGAATTATTTCGCCAGAAAGTTTATTGGCAGGTATCGGAAGAAGACAACGCTGAATGACTTGGTTCAAGCTGGTTGGTTGGGCCTGATGAAAGGCTTGAAGAATTATGACCCAAACCGTGGAATAACTTTGGGTGCCTATTCAAGGGCATGGATTTGGGGGTCAATTTACAAGGAGGCGCATGGCCGGAAAAAAGTCAGGGCTGAGGTCAGGTTGGGCCTTCCTGTCAATCTTTACGCCAAAGAGGAATGCCTTGTTGACCTCAGGGACACGATTTCATCCCTGCCAGAAATAATTGCTGTTTTCATTAACCTGATTTGGATTGATGGGGAAACACCGGAATCGGCCTGCTCAAGGATGGGCCTTACGGATGTCAAACCCCAAGAAATGTTGAGGCAAGCACAGGAATCCTTGATGGAGGTGATCACTTATTATGGTGATGAGCAAGATTGTGACGATTCATGAACGCACCGTTGGCTCCAGCCTTTCCAGCATTAAGCAGGAATCGGGTGGTGCTCCAATTATTCCCGGGGTGAAAGTCTTGGGGGTTGAGAGCAAGAACGGTCGCAGGTATCCGTTGGAGGTGATGGAAAAGTCACTCCAAAAATATGAGGGCGCAATCGTCAACATTGATCACCCGGCTGGATCTGAACCAAGGAAATATGAAGACAGGTTTGGCCGGTTGACAAATTGCCGTCTGGAATCTGATGGAATTTATGCTGATTTGTCTTACAATCCAAAGCACCCTCTTGCTGAAGGCTTTGAGTGGTGGGTAAAAAATGACCCAAAGGCCATTGGTTTGTCGCACAACGCACAGGCGAAAACCAAAATGAACGAACAGGACAACATTGAGGAAATTGAGGAAATAGTCCAAGTGGACAGCGTAGACCTTGTTGCTGAACCAGCCACAACTTCCGGATTGATGGAGTGTGTCGTGAAGGCCAAAAGGATTTCTGAACGATGCTGGGATGGCTACGAACCAACCCCGGGAAAAGAACCCTATTCCAAGGGTAGTTGTAAAAAAGAAACAACAAAGGGATTTAAAAAGGGGAATCGCATGAATGTAAAAGAATCATTGAACGCAATTGAAAAAGTAATTTCTGATTTTCAAAAAAACATCGGAAAAGCATTTTATGATTCTTGCAAAGCTGTTCCAAGAACCGGAGTCCCAAAAGAATGGCATAGTTCTTTGGATCACGGGTTAACTGCAAGTAGCAGTCCTTGGTATGGAGTGATTAACGAGGCAGAAAAAATTGCTAAAAAAATGTATAAAGAATATGTTGATAGGGTTGAGGATCACCGTGCTGAAGCTAAAAAGCGTGGCATGGCTGAATCCAAGCCCACTAAAAAGCTGAATGTAACCGAAGCTAAAAAGCGCAGAAATCTTGAATCAGTTGCGATCAGGCGCAAGCTTGTCGCTGAGGCCATCATGACAATTTTAAAAAAGAAAGGTCAAGGAGCATAACAATGGGAATTCTTGCGAATTTGATTGCTGAGGCATACAAGGCCAAGCAAGTTTTGTCCGCCGTCAATTCAAAGTTTATTGCCGTTGCCCCCAAGCTGCTTAAAGCTGGACCAGCTGGCAGCGATGTTTCCAAGGAAATTAAAGGCATGATCAACGATGCAGCCCGGGCAGTAAATATGTTGGTTGGCAGCGTTGAAGACGCTGAACAAGAGCTGGCCACAGAATCTGTCAAAAAAGAAGCAGCTGGCAAAGTCAAAATTTACAACAGCTATGCGTCTTGGAAGGCTGCTGTAAAGAAAGCTGGAGCTGTCAGGATTGATGGCGACAAAGACATCGCAACCGCACTCAACGCCCAAGGGAAAGGCGTGGGGGAGTGGGACGGTGAAAAGGGTGATATTTACAACACCTCCAGTGAAGCAATGACTCAAGAAGATGATTTGTTAATTCCAAAGCAAGCA